ATTCAAAGAGTTTATAGATGACATTATGCGCCCTAATCATGTAGCGCGCCCAATAGATCGACTAGACGATCACGAAATACTTTTAGACGAACTTACAATTATTTACGATGCACACATGACGATCGGCGGAGAGCAAAACCGATTCAATGCAAGTGTGATTCGCGCCGCGATCAATGTGATCATCTCATGCACAAAATAACTTGTAAGAAATGCGGACTAGAAATGACTGGCACTGTTTACAGCACAAACACTTCTAAGATCCTTTGGATGCACCCGGGCTTCAAAGCCTGCGCAAAAGTAAAGCCAATCCGATGAGCGACCTACAACTTTTTGCACCAACACGCGGACTAGGTGCATACCGTGAAGAATGTGCAATAGACCGAAACACCGTCATTATCTCACCCAGCGCAAAACCGACTTCCGCTCTTGCAGCTTTGCGCGCACTGCCTAAATCAGGCTCAAAGCGTAGGCGCGTTTATGAATATCTAAAACAGACAGGCGGAGCCACAGACGAAGAGATCGAGCGCGCACTGGGCATCTCTGGCAACACTGTCAGACCGACACGCGGATCACTAGTCAAAGACAAGTTTGTCTACGCCACAGACCTTGAGCGACCAACGCTTGCAGGCAACATGGCAATCGTCTGGAAGGCACGCTAATGGCACACTTTGACCTATCGCTCTATGAGACCGTTGCACAGCGCCTAGAACGCTTCTGGACTGCCTACCCACACGGACAGATCGTGACCGAGATGGTGCACTACGACGGATCTACAGTGCTCTTTAAGTGCACCTCTTACGACAACGACGGACGACTTATCTCGACGGGCTACGCCGAAGAAGTCATGGGAAATAGTCCAGTCAATAAAACTTCCTTCTGCGAAAATGCCGAAACTTCTGGAATCGGTAGGTGCATATCTAATGGGCCTTTGGGACATACAGGAGAGCGCGCGTCAGTGACCGAGATGGCAAAAGTGAACCGCGTGAACAGTACGCCTGCACCGGACACATTCGGCGGGGCAACACCTAAGCAAATTGGCTTCTTAAAGTCGCTTGCGCGCGGTAAAGCATGGGATGACTTCCAGCTGCTTGAGTTCATTCACAAAACGCTTGGCGTGGATGATGTAGTGGTGGAGACTTTGTCATCGGGACAGTGTCGAGTATTAATTGACAGGATGAAACTATGACCTATTACAGCGACAAGGATTACGGCATCTTGCATGATCACATGAAAGCCATTGCGCGCGAGCGTGACTGGCTTAAATCGGAAGTAGAACGCTTGAAGCCAGAAGTAGATCGTCTTACTGATGAGCTGTACTTGGCTCACGAAGCATTACGCCGAGCCTTTCCATGAGTCGTCATGTATGGCTTGCTTTGGCTCTAACAGTGTTATGCGCGGCGTTAATGGTTAGGTCTGATAGAAAGTAAACCCTTTTACAACTGGCAAGAATCATGGTCGTACATCGTTCGCATGATGCGGGACTTTCATCTCTGGGAACAGAGTTAGATCGGCGCGTCCAAAACCTGCAACACGAAAGGCACTGGACAAAGCGCCGAAGCGAGTCGTAAACATAATCGACTAGATGTGCAAGGTAATCGGATTGAGGCAGCCCGATGGGTAGAGCATCATCACTCTGTCTTGAGTTACGCTGATAGATGACATACCACAAACAAACCGACACAGACTCGAGCCCGACATGCAAGACAACTACAACAAACCGAGAGCAAGCGCGACAGCGCGCGCTAGCAGGTCTTAGAACATGGCACGCCCACTAACTGAATACGACAGCAAGCGCTACAAAGCAGCAAGAGCCGAACTGCTTAGAGATGAACCCACATGTCATTGGTGCAGGCGCGCGAAAGCAACCGAACTAGATCACCTAGTCGAGCACGACGAAGGCGGCACGATTGACGATGGATATGTGCCCGCATGTAAACCCTGCAACAGTCGGCGCGGAGCAGAATATATAAACAAAAAAACTGCAACGCGAATTAAAAACAGAAATAACGGTTTTTTATACAAAGAAATAATGCCCCCGAGCCCCATCCATCTATCTCTCCCAACTAGCCCTGACCAGCCTGAACTGGCGGTAATCAGCCACGACCAGCCGAGACTGGAAACGATCGTGCCGGACTGTGACGGATCATGGGCTGGACTTGTGGGGGACATGGCTTTAGAGTTGCTTGGCATTGAGCTCATGCCTTGGCAGATGCATTACCTTGAGCGCGCGTTGGGATTTACCCATGCTCCAGATGGACAGGATGATCTTGTGCACAGATCTTCTCTTTGTTCGGTCGCTCGACAAAATGGAAAGACACTTCTGATTCAATGCTTGATTCTGTTTTGGTTAATTAAGATGCCAAAGATTCGAGGCACAAAACAAACTGTCTTATCTACAGCTCACACTTTGAGCCTTGCCTGTCTGCTCTTTGATGAGATCGCACCAATTCTTGAAGACCGTTACGGCGCCAAAATTATGAAATCTTTCGGGCGTAACTCGGCGACGATGCCAGATGGATCGCGATGGTATGTGCGCGCGGCAAACCCATCAATCGGTCACGGTATGAGCGTAGATCTAATTTGTGCCGACGAAATTTTTGACATCTCCGAGATCACGATGGCAGGCCTGATCCCTACCCAGCGCGTCCGCAGGTCTCCTCACTTGGCGCTCTTCAGCACAGCTGGCACCGAATCCAGTGCCCTCTTTATTAGACATCGAGAGAACGCGCTTCGCCTGATTGACACAAATAACCCTTCCAATTTTTACTTCGCAGAATGGTCGCCACCGCCAACAGTTGATCCAATGCAAGAAGCGTCTTGGTCGTGGGGCAACCCAGCTCTTGGACACACTCTCACAATGGACACTTTGCGCGCCGAATCTAAAGATCCTGACCGCTCAAACTTCTTACGGTCGTCTCTAAATATGTGGATCGCCAGCACGCAGTCTTGGATCCAGACGCATCTCTGGCCTGACCTAAAGTACGACGGCCCAATTCCTACTGGCGGCGTCATTTCGGTAGAAGCGTCTATGGATGAGTCGCGCTACTTTGCGACTAAATCAGTTGCGCTTGGTGACGGTCGTACTTGTGTCTCGGTCGCTTTTACTGCCGAGACTGCTAAAGAATTGTGGGCGCATGTCGGAGCATTAGCAGCGGCGGATCCTGCGATCAAGTTCATCTTTTCACCGACTATTGACGCACATTGTCCGCCAGTTTTTGAGCGTCGGCGCGTTGTAATGGGATACAAAGAAATATTGCAATACACCCCCATAGTAAGAAACATGATTAGTGAAGGTCGCCTAGTTCACACTGGCGAAGCGATGCTTGCCGAACATGTTTGTCGAGCGGTAATGGTACGAACTCAAGGCTCAATCGCAGTGTCGTCGCAAAAGTCGGCTGGCCCGATTGAGTTATGTCGGACGATGATCTGGGGAGCGGCGGCAGCTGCGCGACCAAGCAACTCCCAGAAGCCGATGCTGGTCACTGTTAATCAGTAACATCTTCTTGGCACTCGTCCGCTTGCTTGCCTGTCGTCGGGATACCGCAACTGACTGGGCGAGTGCCACCACAATCCGAGCGCAATGTGTAATCTTGTGCTATGGGAATCTTTGATCGCAAAGTAAACAAGGCTGCTATCAGTCCCGCGCCTGCCAAAGCCGCTGCAGCTGGAGCAATGAACCCCGGGTATAACTCGAGCAATGTTGGCGCAAATATGATCGGTCAGTATTACACCTACCGAGAAGGCCAACTTCGCGCGGCGGCTGTCTCCATCCCTGCAATTTCAAGGAGTCGAGACTTGCTTGCATCAGTGATTGGCTGCATGCCATTACAGATGTATAACGAAATGTGGAACGGCGAAGAAATGGAACGCGTCTATATCGCCCCTAGATCTTGGCTGCGTCGTCCAGATCAGACCGTTCCCTACAACTTTTTAATGTCCTGGACTTTTGACGATTTGTATTTTTACGGTCGCGCTTTCTGGTACATCACATCGCGCACCGCTGATGGTTATCCCGCGAGTTTCTCAAGGCTTCCAGCGGGATCAGTCACCACTACCGACATGGCAGGTCCCGTCTGGTTTGCACCTTCTAAAGAAGTTTATTTTCAAGGCGGACAAATTGATCCTGCAAACCTTGTGCAATTTTTGTCGCCGACACAAGGCATGGTTTATTCATCGCAAGCCGCTATTGAAACAGCAATCAAGATTCAAGACGCGCGCGCAAGAAACGCGAGCAGCTCCATTCCTGCCGGGGTGCTTCGTCAGACTGGCGGTGAGCCTTTGAGCTCGCAAGAATTGGCTGATCTCGCACAGGCCTTCAATTTGGCTCGATCCACAAATCAGACTGCAGCGCTAAACGAATTTCTTACATACGAACCGACAACAATGTCGCCAGACAAGATGCTTCTGATCGAGTCTGCTAACTACAGCGCACTTGAAACTGGCGGTCGTATTGGCAATGTTCCGCCATACCTGATCGGCGTATCTACTGGGTCGTATTCATATCAGTCATCGCAACAGGCTCGCATGGACTTGCTATTTTTTGGAGTCAAGTTGTACGCCGATGCAATCGCAGAAACACTATCCATGAATAATGTTTTGCCTAACGGCACCTATGTCGCCTTCGACTACGAATCGTATTTAGAAGAAAACTACTTAGCAGACAAAATGGAAATGCCAGAATCAGAAAACACTCAAGAGGAGATCGCAAACTAATGATCAGATTTACAGCACCATCCGCCAGCATTGATGCAGCCGCAGGCGACGGCACACCATCACGAACCATCACAGGAATCGCAGTTCCTTACAGAGTCGCGGCAACAGTCGCCGACGGAACCGAAGTCATTTTTGAGCAAGGCAGCTTGCCAGTAGAAGGCAAAGCGCCGCGCCTATACATGAACCACGACAGCAATCAGGCCATCGGAATTGTCACCGAGCGCGTAGACACCCCAGAAGGCATGCTGTTTAGTGCCAAGATCAGCAAGACCGCCGCAGGCGACGAAGCCCTACAGCTTGCCCTAGACGGCGTCTTGGATTCGGTATCGGTCGGAGTAAACCCAACCAAGACTCGAGCAAACAAAGACGGATCGCTAACAGTGTTAGCAGCCGACTGGATCGAGTTGTCTATGGTGCCAGTTCCTGCTTTTGCTGGAGCGATGATCACAGACATCGCAGCGAGTATCCACCACGAAGACGAAGAAATAAGTATCATAGAAACAGAACCTACACAGGAGAACGAACCCATGTCAGAGCCAACAGTCCCAGCAGTAGAAGCAACAATTCCAACTGCACCAATTCCAGCAAAAGCAAAGCGTGAATTTAAGATGCCATCAGCTGGCGAATTTATGGCCGCTTATCACATCGGCGGAGACACATTCTCCAACATGAACGCAGCAGTCGCAGAATTTTCCGCATCACAGCGCACCGCACTTCAAGCAGCTGCAGGCGATGTCCTTACCTCGGACACCCCGGGCCTCTTGCCAGTTCCAGTGCTTGGGCCATTGGTACAAGATCTAAACTTCTTGCGCCCAGTAGTCGAGGCTGTAGGCGCTCGCGCTTATCCTGACAACGGTCGCTCAAAGACTTTCACTCGTCCAACAATTACGACACACACAAGCGTCGCTGCACAATCAACCGAACTTTCTGCAGTGTCAGCGACCACAATGGTCATTGCCGCAAATTCCATCGGCAAAACTACCCTCGCAGGGCAAGTGAGTTTGTCCTCACAAGACATTTCGTTCACCTCGCCCGAGGCGATGTCATTGATCTTGAATGACTTGATGGGCGAATACATGATCGCATCTGACAACAAAGCAGCGGACGATTTGCTTACTGCAGCAAACTCGTCGGGCGTTTGGGACGGAACAGTCGCCGACTTGCTTAAGAGTGTTTATGACGCAGCGAATGATGTATCGGCAAATCGTAACTGGATGCCGACACACATGTTCGTTTCTGTAGATGTTTGGTCACAACTCGGTCAGCTCGTAGACACAACCAATCGACCAATCTTCCCATTCATTGGCGCAGGTCTTACAGGTCAGAACGCACTCGGAGGCGGAAGCGCAACATCATGGAACGGCACGCCACTCGGCTTGCAGTTGGTAGTTGATAGCAACTTTGCTGCAAAGACCATGATCATCACCCGAGTCGGTCAGGGCCAAGGCGATGCTTACGAATTTTACGAAAGCATTCAAGGCCTGCTTAGCGTGGACACTCCTGCAACTTTGGGTAAGACCATGAGCTTTCATGGCTATGTCTCAACCTTCGCTGCAATCTCTGGAATGATCCGCAAGATCACACAGGCTTAGTCGAGAGCGGGGCTACCGCTCATGGCTGTTTACAGCATTACGCAAAAATACCTCATAGACAACTACGCCGTAGTTCAACTTCTTACCGATGCAGAAATTGAACTCGGCGCAAGTGTCGTCCTTGCTGGGGTAGATGCGACCTTTAACGGAACTTACACAGTCCGCGCATTACCGCAATATCTTTATATTGGCATAGATACAGAAGGCGATCTTCTTTACGATGTCAATATTCCGATTGCTAATCAAGTCCTTTATGCAAAGACCGCCGATGATGTCACGCGCACAGCTGCTACTGGCACGCTGACTATTACGCAGACTTGCACTTGGGTCACGGCAGCAAACCTTGAGGACTGGCTGGGCATCGGCACGGCAACTGCAGCCGACGCCGCCTTCCTGACAGTGTGCGCCAGCGCTTCGTCGCAGTTTGCGTGGCGCCGAAGAATGGAAGCAGGGTATGTTGATTCCTTGACGACCGTTCCTTCGCAAGATGTATTTTTAGGAACCCAGATGTACGGTGGCGCGCTGTACCGCCAACGCGGATCGGTAGATCAATACGCTTCTTTCCAAAACATGGGAGTAACCCCAGTTATGGGTCTGAACGGAATGATCCGCCAGTTGCTAGGAATTGATCGTCCGCAGGTCGCCTAATGGCTGTACCTAACTACACAGATCTCTTCAACGAAGGCTACGACGATCTTGTAGCGAAGCTTTCAACGGTCGTAGGGCTACAAGTCAATAACGATCCGCGCAATATTACGCCGCCGAGCGTCTTTGTCAATATCGATTCCATAGACGGCTACAACTACAATGTCGCAAAACTTAACTTCACACTCCAGATCATCACGCTCGGCCCGGGCAACCTAGACGCCCAAAAGAGCCTGCTCAATATCCTTGCCCAGATCTACGCGCTAAACATTGGGGTCGTATCTGGACGCCCAACCAACCTAGATATTGGTGGCTCGACGCTTCCCGCTTATGAGCTGTCGGTCTCAACTGTCGTG